TTTACTATTTCTTCTTGCTCTTTTTTATACAACTCACTTTTAAGACGCATCACAATATACTTAAAATAATAAATAAATTTTAAGTATGTTATTTATAAATTTTTAATTTTCTTCGTCTTGTTGATGTCTTTCTTTTCAACTCATATCCTTCTTTCAAATTATAAGCATATTCAAAGTAATTTTTATAATTTTCTGGTTTTACTTTATCAATTGCTTTTTCTACATTCTTTTCTAATTCCTGAAAATTTGCTACATTTCTATCTTTTTTCAAATATGTTTTTACTTGGTTAAAGTATTGCTCTATTGCGTCTGTTTTTGGCGTATAAGGAACAGCAAATAAATAATGATTTCCACTTTTTGTTATAGCATTTTTGATTAATTCGTTATTATGACTTCCAGCATTATCCAAAATAATAAGATGGTCTTTATATTTTGAAAATACATATTTTTCTAAAAATTCTAATAATCGTTCTTTTGTCATACCACCTTTTTCATATAATTCTTTACCGACGCATTTTGAATTACTTATTGCTACTAATAATGTAAATTTACGAAACACAAATTGATTGGATGTTTTTATTACACATCTTCTACCTAATTCACATCTACTATAAGTTGGTTTCAAAGCAGAACCAACACTTGTTTCATCTAAACAAATAATTTTATTCATAGGAAATTGTTTAACCCTATTATAAAATTTATTTAGTTCAGTTTGCTTCTCAATTGGTTTCTTATATCTTTCTTTTGGAAAATGCTCGTGTCTTGTTCTTTTTCTTGTTTTATTATTATCTCTAATAACTTGTCCTAAATGTTGAGGTGTAATATCAAATGTAGGATATTTCTTTTTCATCTCAATTTCTAATTCATTCATAGTAAGTTGCTCGTTTTGTTTTAACAATTCTAACGCAGTTTTTACTTGTGGTTTAGTAATTTTATAAGATACTGGTTTTCTATTTCTCCTTGTAAGATTTTTAGAAGTTTTATATCTTTGTATCCATCTGTAGATTTTTTACAATCAAATATTTTACAAGTTTTTCTAATATTATCTTTGTTATTCAAATAATATTTAACAGCAGATATTTTATAGTCTTCGCTCTTATGTGTCATACTTATAATAAAAAAGAATAAATATTGGTTCATTATTTGTCCCATTTTAAATCTTCAAGGGTGTAAATAAAACAAATTAAATATAATAATATAATGTATATTAAGTAATAATGATAATAAATGGGGTTACTTCCAGTCTTTATAAGATTGTTTAGCAGTAGTATGTGAGACCTTAAGTCAAACAAAACATATTACATTTTGCTACTCATTTCGTCCTTCACCAATTTTTTGGACAAAGTTGGACCATCGTAAGGTGAAATTCCTTACTATTGATTTTACACTTTTTACAAATAAAGTAAAATACCGAATAATAAAATCCCAAAAGCAAATGATTATGTGGTTTGCTGAAAATGTAAAAAGGTGTAATCATAATTCTATTATTTTATTATTTTGGAAATTATAAATATTTTTATAAAAAAATTATAAATAAATTTTATTCCATAACAAAATAATTTTCATAACAATTATTAATTATAAAATTTTTATAATTAATATTTAAACACAATTATTATGTTATATATTTAATATCTTCTTACGTGACGGATTGCTGATTGTGATGTACTATACTCATTACCGCCAAAAGATCTATCATTGTAGTTTTTATTAATTGCCTGGTTTCTTCTAAACTTTGTATAATCTGAACCGTCATATACAAATTTCACGTTACATGTTGAGGATGGTATCTTTGGGTCTATTTGGATTGTACTCCAAATTACTGATGGTGTACAGCTATCAGATGTATGACCAAAATGACTTCTTAATCCATTAAGACCTGGACGACTTTGTGGGGTTTGACTTGAACCTCCACAAGAATAATTCTGACGACTTAATAAATCACCAGCATTATATACGGCTCTAAATGGAGTAGTAATTCTCTTTGGATTTGAACTTCCTGAATATGATGTTGTATTCCATGCCTCTCTTAATGTAAAACGCTCACGTGCAAATAAATCTGAATTATCATGTTCTACAACTGGTTGTGGCATCAATCCTGGTAAACCTCCTCCTAATTTTGGACCTGGACCTCTATAAGGATATCCAATTCCATTTACTAATGCTAATAAACTTCCTAAGCTTCCAGTTGTGAAACCAGAAGTACCTGTTGCTGTTTGTGAAAATCCTGTTCCAATACTATTAGACATATTATATTATACTAGAATAAAAAAATTAATTATCTTTTGTTATACTTTTATTAAAACTATTATTTTATGTAAAACTATAATTATATTTACTTAATATATAATGTTTGATTTCAAATTACTTGTTAGTGCGATTGTTTTTGTTTTTATTGATACCATATATATAAATCTTATTTCTAACTATTTTACAATTCAAGTTAAGAATGTTCAAGGTTCACCTATTAAAATAAATTTTTTAGCAACACTTCTTTGCTACATATTTCTTGTTTTTGGAATTAATTATTTTATTATTAAACCTAATCGCAGTATTCAAGACGGGTTTCTATTAGGTCTGGTTATTTATGGTGTTTTTGAAACTACTAATATGGCATTATTTTCTAAATGGTCTTGGTTAACTGTTATTATAGATACATTATGGGGTGGAATTTTATTCGCTTTAACAACATATATTGTAAGTCTTATACGTAAGTTTTCATAAGTTTTGAAAAACATATAGAATAATATATCATGAATAATCTGAATTATTACAGATAATCCTGTAAATTTCCAAATACTAAACATTGTATATAATATTTCTTAGCACTTTTACGAATATGCCCCCAACTTTATTTGCGAGTTTTATTAATTTTATATGTTCTTGATTATATATTGATAGTTTTTTATATTGAGGTTTAAATAAATCAATCCATTTATCAGTATGTGATTGTTCTAAAATATATTCATAATTATTTGGTTTATTTCTGTGATTATTTGAGTTATATTTTTCATTACCATATAATCTTATATCTGTTAGCTCTATTGGTTTTATATTAAATTTGTATTCCATTAATTATAATATAATTAATATTTAAATTGTTTATTATAAAAAGTAGTATTTATTTTCCTGTTATAATTCTTGGAACTACATTCATTGTTGTCAGCTCCTGAAACAACAACTTACAAGCATATGGTATCTGTACATATGCAAAATCTACACGATTATCACATGTTTTACAACAATGTATATGTAGTTGATCATTATACGACGCAATAAGACCACATTTTTTACACACATATACTTGATATTTATCTGAAGCATCGTATATTCTTCCTCGTGTAAATCTTGATGCGCCATGGGATACCATACAATCTCTTTCCATCTCACCAAATCTTAAACCTCCATCTCTACTACGACCTTCAGCTGGCTGTCTAGTCAAATTAACCATTGGACCAATGGATCTACTATGTTGTTTATCATTTACCATGTGTTTCAAACGCTGATAAAATACTGGTCCCATAAATACACTACACTCAATTTGTTCTCCAGTTAACCCATTATATAACAATTTATTACCATGCGCTTCATGTCCTAATTCTAAAAGTTTCTTTGAAATTGTGTCTACATCTAACTCACCAAAACTAGTTCCATCACCAAATAATCCTAATTCTACAAGAACCATACCTAATAATGTTTCTTTTAATTGACCAATAGTCATACGAGATGGAATAGCATGTGGATTTATAATAATATCTGGTCTAATACCATCTGCTGTAAATGGCATATCTTCCTCAGAAATAATGTTTCCTACCGTTCCTTTCTGACCATGACGTGACGAGAACTTATCACCAATTACTGGTTTTCTCAATGTTCTCAATCTAACCTTTGCGAAACTATAACCATCACCATTTCTATCAATATAGTTCTTATCAATATAGGTCTCTTCTACAGTTCTATATTGCTTACTTCCATCTTCATATTTTATCACTTTTGTATGATCATTTCTATTTTCCTTTATAGGAGTAACTTTCGCAATAATAATATCACGATTTTCAATTAATGTATTCTCGGGAACAACACCCTTTGAATTTACTTTGTTGTAATTACCAAATTTCATACCCTTTGTTTTAGAAGCATCTGGTTTACATCTGATTTCTTCATCTCCATTTATCTTTTGTTTGTCCTCATCTTTTTCTGTGTGAGTAATAGTAATTTGTAAAAGACCCCTATCAATTGAACCTTTATTTACTAGCAATGAATCTTCCTGATTATAACCAGTATGTGTCATAATTGCTACTGTAATATTACAACCTGATGGGGTTTCATTCAATTTAATCAAATTCATTACACGTGTATCAACTAGAGGTCTTGTTGGATAACTAAGAACATAAGCAGTTTTATCCATTCTTTCATTGAAATTTGTTGCATAAATACCCATTGCCTGTTTTGCCTGAGCACAATTACTTGATAGAAAGTTATTCCCAGCTATAAAACTATGATTATCAGATTCTACAGTTATATCAGATACCAATCTGTTTTCAATTGAAATAATTGAAGTTACTGGCATAAATATCATACCACCAATAATTTGTATATTTTTCTGCCAATTTTCAATAGTGTCTTCTTTTAATTTGTACATACTGATTTCTCTTTTTTTATTATAGCTTCTCCTAATGTCAGCAATATTACTTACGGAAATTCCCATTTTATTTGAAATACATGTGTTTGACATTCCTGTATCGCACATTTTTCTAATATTTTCAATAAATATCTTATGTGATTGAAAACATAAATCTTTATATCTTAAATATTCAACTACCATAAACGAGTCTATATTTTTTGTAAATGCATATCTATAACCAACTTTATCATAATAATTTATCAAATTATGATGTCTATCTAAAATTTTATAGGCTACTTTATTTCTATCTTTATTAATATTTACTACACTTTGAATATGACACTCTATTCCAAAATCAATCAATATATTAACGCATTGTTGCATAAAATGTAATAAACTATCTGAATAATCTGGTTTGATTTGTTGTGATGTCTCGGCACAGATGTAATTATACCCAACATTATTTTTGTTCCATCTTATTTTACAACCGTCTCCTCCTTGAAAACCAGCAATAAATTCTCTCTTAACTAAATTAGAACCAGACATAATCCATTCTGGAACAGGATTTCTTTTTGTCTCAGTTTTTTTACCGTATGTTATGCCTAATGCTATTAGAAGAGAAGGTAAACTACCATTATGAGTTACATTAAATGTTGAATGAGTTAATCCATTAAAACTTCTTGAACTATAATTATATTTACATTTATTAAATCCACAATGTTCAATGTCATCTTCAAATAATTTTATGTCATTTTCAGTTCCAAAACTAAAGCTACATGATACATATTTTGTGTTTTTTTCGTATATATTAATGGAACCATCTGATAATAAGAATCCAAATATTCTTGAAATAATTGGTAATCTATAATCATTACTATACAAAGGTAATATACAGTTTTCTGTTAGTTTTTCTATCTGTTTATTAATATAGCTCAGTTCTAAACCTAATTCAATAAATTTATCTCTAAATGTTGTTTCGTCAAGAATTAATAACGAATTGCTATTTGTTGTATCACAGTTAAGTAATGACTGTGTTGGCATAATACCAATTAAAGTATCATTTTCAATAAATTCACCAACCTCTTTCCATCCCTCAGTTGTCATAAATTTATGGTCAATTGTCGCAATTATTTCACGACCTGTAATTGTTTTTATTTTTAATAAAGGTTTATCGGTGTCTCTAATATAATGATTTATAACCTTAGTATAACTAATATCCATAGAATCTGGATTAAAACAAATAACTTTATCGCCTATTTCTATATCTTTAATTTTCTTTTTATCTCCATTGCTCAATAATACTGTTTCATTTATATCTAAGCATTGATAAGTGTTTCTCGGCGATTGATTGTGGTCTGGATAGGGAATACATGACGCAACTACGCCAAATATTGTTGATGGATGGATTTCACAGTGAGTATATTTAGTAAGCAAGTTTGTAATAATATCCTTTGGCTTTGTTGCGATCATACTGAAACTTTGTTCTTCTGGATCTACATATTCAATTACAGCGTCATTAATTTTACAATTAATTAACAAATCATCCCATGACAATTTATTGTCTTTTAAATCTGTTATAATTTGTTTTGTAAGCAATATATTATTATTTTTAACTCGCAATAATGGTCTTGTAATTCTTCCACTATCGTTACAAATTCTAATTTCTTGTTGTTTATAGTCAAATATAATAGAGGTATAAATATTGATGATGCCCTTATACTTCATCTCTTTTAATTCGATATACAACTCTTCAGGATTTAATGTAATACCAATCCATGCTCCGTTAATGAATACTTTAACCTTGTCATACATAAAATTTGGTCTCAATTCACCATCATCAATCTTCAAAATATTAGGAAGAATATAATCATATAAAGAGTTGCTATTTGAGTGAATTGTTACATGAGCCATATAACTTATATTTTTAACAACACCAACAGAGGCACCTTCTGGGGTTTCTGCTGGACAAAGAAATCCCCATGAAGTATTATGTAATTTACGAGGAGGAACTAATTTACCACTTTTATCAGTTGGAGTTGATACTCTGCGAAGATGACTTAAACTAGCAATATAGGTTAAACGATTTAACACTTGAGCAACACCTACCTTATTAGAATTTGTGTGTTTAATACCAAAATCACCTGTTGATAAAGCGCGCTTAAACCCATTCTCAATTGTATTTGACTTGATAATTTTATAAATATTTGTTAAGTTAATAATATTTAAATAATCTTCCTTTGAACGCCAGCTTCCGCTTTTTATTTCCTTAACAACTTGTTTTTCCATATCCTTAACAAGCTTATTAAAGTAATTTCTGAACAAATTATTTAGAGATGTTCCAGTTAGATCAATTCGTTTGTTAATATAAGAATCTCTATCATCGCCTTTAATCCATTCAAAACTAGCTTGTAACAATTTATTTGCCATATATCCGAGAAAGTAGATCTTTTGCTTAAGAGATTGACAATGAGGAAATAAATCATTTTGTAAAACTTCTAATGTAAATTGTTTTTTCTTTATTGCACCTGTTTCTTTATCTATATTTAGAGGAGTGAAGCTTACATAACCTGTAATATAATTAATTGCATCTTCATAAGTCATATATTTATTTGATTCAATAATAGAAGCTTGTAGATTTTCTAACATAGATTTATATTTATCTAATGAAATATCAAGTAATATATATTCACATATTTCTTTATCAGATAATACTCCAAGAGCACGGAAAACAATAAACAAAGGAATAGGCTGTTTAATTCGTGGAATTAGTAAACAAATTGGCATTCCAAATCCGTTATTCTTTGAGCTAATCATCATATTAATCTGCTTAGGAGAGATACATTTAAAGTCAGGAACAGACTTAATTTCTGCTTTCCATGTGTATTTTGTGTCATTCTTGGAAATATTAAAACAGTATACACGATTTTCTGCAGCACGCTCTTGTCCTAATACAGTTTTTTCCGAACCATTAATAATAAAGTATCCTCCAGCGTCATACTTACATTCACCTGTGTGTTGATTATTAACATATTTATATTGGTTTAATACACAGATATTTGACTTCAGCATAATTGGTAATTTTCCAATATGAATTTTAGAAAGAGTTTTATATAATGTTTTAACATTATCTAAGTTTTCTCCGTTGCGAATAATATACTTGATATTAATGTCAATAGTCATTGCAGAAGCATATGTAAAATTTCTGAGACGTGCTTCTTGAGGAAACATAAGTTTAATAGCTCCATTATTTTCATGAATTTGAGGACGATAGATATGGAAATTTTCAAATGTAATAAATATTTCAAGAGAATACTTACCGCTTTTTAAGTCATAATCTTCTTCAGACTTTATATGAACGGGATTAAACATTTCAATCGTTTTAATAATTTGGTAACCTACGAAATTATTATACGATTCCAATTGATGTCGCACTAATCTATCTAAGTGCTGATCTTTAAAATATGATTCAATAACTGTCCAAGGTTCTTCAATGTATTGATTGTTCTCAATGACAAAATTGCCATTAGAATCATAACCATTAATAACTTGTTTTGACATCGTTTTACTACGTGTGTTTAAAGCTATATTATTCATCCTAACAGATATTTTATATATCAATTTTTTTTTAAATAGTTTTAATAATATATTATTAAAATTATCGTCAGAACGAACATTGTATAAAATGTAACTATAAATGGTAACAAAATTATAATTTAAATATTTTCGAAAAAAATCCATAACAAAAAGTAAGTTAAAAATAATCCAGATTGTTATGATTTAAGCTCAAAGAAAATAATAAATATCTAAAAATTGGATGCAAATTCTATGTTTAATGGGACAGAAATAGAACAAAAACTAATATAAAAGTGGCAAAAGAAGTCACATAATATATATTGATTAAAATGATATAAATATATTTTTGTTAATTATATAAATGCCAAAGCATCATACAACAAAAAATAATTATACCGGTTGTTTTAAATCACATACTGATATAAATAATTATAATAATTTTTTACTTGAATTAGATAGAAAACAACGGAACTCTAAAGATATACAAACTAATTGTATTGAAACAAAATTAAGAGAAAATATTTCAGGAAAAAAAGAAATGAATAAAAATCTGAAAATTATAACTGATACTTTTGTTAGTTCTAATCTAAAAGAACCTAATTTTACTGGCTCATCTCCATGGGAAACACTATTAGCAGCAGTTGAAAAACATATAGACCCAAATTTATATGAATCATCTGGATGTGTTATAACTCCTGAAAGATATCTTACAGAAGAAAAAAAATCTAATACCGATGAACTTTTAAAAAATAAAGTAAACATTGTAGCGGAAGTAAATAATATAAGTGATCTATTAAAATTAATTGAAACTTATCCTCTTGATAATAATACTGAATATAATATAAATATGGATGCTCTACATAAAATTAAAAACCCATTAACGGAATTAAATAATATGATTGGAATGAAGCATTTAAAAGAAAATATAGTTGACCAAATTATTTTTTATATTCAAAACTTACATACATTAAAATCTGATATTAAAGGCAATGATTTCATGCATACCGTAATTTATGGACCACCAGGTACAGGTAAAACTGAAATAGCAAAAATAATTGGTTCTATTTTTTCAAAAATGGGAGTTTTAAGTAAAGGTACATTTAAAAAGGTAACACGAGCAGATTTAATAGCAGGTTATTTGGGTCAAACAGCATTAAAAACAAAAGATGTAGTTAAAGATTGTTTAGGAGGGGTATTATTTATTGATGAGGCATATGCTTTAGGAAATAAAGAAAAACGTGATAGTTTTTCTAAAGAATGTATTGATACATTGTGTGAGGCTTTAAGCGAACATAAAGATAATTTAATGGTTATAATCGCAGGTTATGAAACAGAACTAAATAGCTGTTTTTTTAATTATAATCAAGGATTAAATTCAAGATTTACATGGAGATTCAAAACTGATGAATATAACGCAGAAGATTTGTATAATATATTTTTAAAGAAGGTTAATGATGGGGGATGGTTTGTTTCAGATAAATCAGAAATAGATGTAAAATGGTTTGAAAAACATAAGAAGCATTTTAAATTTTATGGAAGAGATATTGAGACACTATTTGCAAAGACAAAAATAGCTCATAGTAAAAGAGTTTTTTGTTTAGATGTTTCAGTTAAAAAATATGTTACAATTAAGGATTTAAATAAGGGATTAGAAATTTATTTAAAAAATGAAGATTCAAAGGAAAAAGAAAAAGAAAATATTAGAAATATAATAAGTAGTATGTATGTTTAATTGTGTTTTATTCATAAAATTGTTTTTTATTTATATTACATATGTCAACTAAAAAAACAATTCAAATAAATCCAGAACTATTTAAGTTCTCCGGAAACAAAACTAAAAAAAATAGAGAAAAAAAAGAGCTAACGTTAAAACCTATTGTATCACCAAATAATTTAAAAAATAAATTGCTAAAACGGATTAAAGAGCATAAAACACAAGAAATAAAAACAAAGTCTCAATCAAGTAATGACAAAAACTATACAGATGAATTTTATGGAGCATTAGATTACTTATCAGATTTGAGTAAAAAATATAAAGTTACTGAAGCAAAACAACGAATTCTCAATACAAAAACTTTAAAGAATTATCACTCTTTTCCTAATACAGGAATTTCTTTAGAATTACCTCCAGAATTACAAGAAACTAAAACCTTTATTCCCCAATCAAACGAAATTTTTAATGTTAATTATAAAGTTCAAGATGATGTTCCTTATGGATGTTTAAAAAATGGCAAAAAAAGGACATATAGGGAATGGATGAAACTAACAAAACCTGAAAAACAAGATATTCCAGATATAGTTCGACCACCAACGCCACCAAAGAAGAATGTTGGTATATTTTTGGAAGGAGCAACTCCTATAGAACCTGTAAAAAATATTAATACGCAACAAAATTTATCTCGGGAAGAACGTTTAGAACAAATTAAAAACAAATTAAAAAAGATACAAGAACAAGAAACACAAATGAAACAACAATCATTAGATGAGTTTAAAAAATTAGAAACAAAGTATACAAACCCATTAATGGTTTCACCATTAGAAGAACTTTCTGATTTTAACAATTCTGAATCAAAAAGTAATGATATTGAAAATATGTTGAAAGAACGCGAAGAAAAACATGAAAATAACAAAATTAAAAAGTATCTAAAAAAGACTGTTAAACGTAAATTTACATTGGGAAAATCAGATAAATTACGACGTGTATCTGTGTTAATAAAAGATCGTCAAACCAGAAAAAATATAATTGATACACAGAAAGAATTAAAGAAAACTACAATAACAGACGTAAAAAAATATTTACGTCAACATGGTATAATAAAAGTTGGAAGCATATGCCCCGCAGATATTTTAAGAAAAACATTTGAATCTGCTGTTTTAACTGGTGAAGTAACTAACACAAACAAAGAAACACTGTTACATAATTTTATGTTAGGGATGACCGAAGGTAAAGAATAAAATTTTATTTTCTCTATTTAAATAAATGAATAAAATTAGAGACGATTTTCCTCCAGATTTAAAGAATTTTTTTGTAAATTTACAAAATTATCTGGATACAAATTTATATTTTTATGGTTCAGTAAATAGACCCGATTATGTTCATGGTAAAAGTGATATAGATGTTGCTATTTTTACAGATAACGAATACAGCACAATTGCTAAATTACAACATTTTTTACATGTAAAACGTAGTGCGTTTGATAAAGTAGTGTGGAAATTAGAAGGAAAAATGATTTATGGTTATAAAATAAAATGTTATAAATATACTAATTTAAAATGCGAAATAGTAATTTATAATAATGATTTTAAAGAAGTAGTGTTAAATGAAATAAGTGTATATAACAAAATACCTTTTCATATTGGAATATTACTATTTATTTTAAAAACATTATATTATACATTTCCAATATTGTCTTCAGACACTTATTCAGCTTATAAAAGATTTGTATTCAATAAAATTATGGTAAATAAGAAAGACTCAGTATTTTTTTTATTAAAAAACAAAGTTTAAAGACATTTTATTATTAAATATAATAGAATGTCTTTAATTAAAGAATATTTAGAACTAACAAAAAAGTATTCAGATGAATATGGTGACCTAACAATTGTATTAATGCAAAATGGAGCATTTTTTGAAGTGTATGGATTAAAAGATAAGGATAATAATATTTATGGTTGTAAATTAACCGATTTCTCTAGAATTTGTGATTTAAATATTGTAGATAAAAAAGTTCCAGGTGGTGATATGACAATTGATGGTGTTCAAGTAGTAAATGGAGGTTTTAAAACGCATTTAATTGAAAAATATATAAAAAAATTACAGGATAATGGTTACACAATTATTGTGTATGAAGAAGAAGGAGAAGATCCAGTTAAAAAAACAAAAATAAGAAATCAAACAGGAATCTATTCACCTGGAACATATTTTTATTCTGATCCAGATACAGAACAAATAACTAATAATATTTGTTGTTTATGGATTGAAAATAAAAAAAGTTCATTAAAAAGTATGAGTAAAACTTATATATATATTGGAATTGGTTTAATAGATATTTATACAGGTAATACATCTATAAATGAATATAATGATGAATATATTAAGAATCCAACAACATTTGATGATTTAGAACGTTATATTTCAATATATAATCCAAGTGAAACAATTATTGTATCAAACTTACAAAATAATGATATTAATGATATAATTAGTTTTATTAATCTAAGAAGTAAATCATTACATATTGTGAATTTATTAGATGAAAAAACTAACAAAAATAAAATCAGGGCATCTAACTGTGAAAAACAAACATATCAAACAGAATTACTTGGTAAATTTTATAAAATTAATGATATAAATTCTTTTATGAGTATGTTTTATAATAATGTTTATGCAACTCAAGCATTTTGTTTTTTGCTTGATTTTGTATATCAACATAACCCATATTTAATCCAAAAAATTTCAGAGCCAATTTTTGAAAATACAAGTAAAAAGATGATATTAGCAAATCATTCATTAAAACAATTAAATATTATAGAAGATGATAATTGTAGAGGTAAGTATTCATCTGTTTCAAAAATGTTGAATGAATGTATAACGCCAATGGGAAAACGAAAATTTACTAATAACTTTTTAAATCCAGTAACAGATGAAGATTATTTACAAAAAGAATATGATATAATTGAATCGTTATTAACAATGAATGGAGCAGATGAATATAAGGTAGTAAAAGCTATGTTAGTTCAAATTAAAGATATAAGTAAAATAATGCGACAAATTATTATGCAAAAAGTTAGTCCAAAGATGTTATATCAATTATATAATTCAATATGTTCAGCAAAAGTAATGTATAATTTTGTTATAGAAAATAAAGCGTTATTAGAATATTTAAAGCATAAATTACCTGATTTTATTAGTTTGATTGATAAAACAGATAATATTATAAAATATTTAAATGAAGTATTGATATTAGATGAATGTAAAAATATAGATAATATAACAAAAATTGAGAAAAGTTTTATACAAAATGGCGTGGACCCGTTATTAGATAGTAAAATAAAAATATTGATGGATTCACTAGATCAATTAGAAGCTTGCCGTTGTTATTTTAGTTTTTTAATATCAAATTATGAAACAGCAGGAAAAACAAAAAAAAACACAAAAAAGAAAAAATTAGTGGTTCCTGAGATATTATGTCAAGAAGAAGAAGAGGATATGAAAGAATATGTAACAATTTATGAAACAGAAAAAAATAATTTTAGTCTATTAGCTACAGAAAGGAGATGTAAAATATTAGATGAAATAATAAAAAATAATAAAAATGTACCTTTAAAATATCGTTCAAGTTATTCTGGTATAGAAACAACTTTTAATTTGTCTTTAGACTTAGAATATAATAAACAATCACAATCAAAAAAATCCATAACAAATAGTCAAATAAATGGCTTTTGTAAAAATGTGGGTTTAATTAAAGTTAATTTAATAGATACAGTATCAATGGTATATCAACAAATAGTAAAGAAATTACAAGATTATCAAGTAGATGTAAACAGTATTAGCAATTTTATTACATATGTAGATTTAGTGTATACAAAAGTATTTATAGCAGCAAAGTATAATTATTGTAAACCAGAAATAGTATCTAATGAATCTGGTAAATCATTTGTAAGAGCAACAGATTTAAGACACTGTTTGATAGAAAAAATTCAACAAACAGAATTATATGTAGCGAATGATATAAATATAGGAGACGGAAATGAAAGTAATAATGTATTGGATGGTATTTTATTATATGGAACAAATGCAGTAGGTAAAACTAGTTTTATTCGTGCTCTTGGTATTTCAGTAATTATGGCTCAAGCAGGATTATATGTTCCGGCCTCAAGTTATAAATATAAGCCATATAACTATATTTTTACGCGTATTTTGGGAAATGATAACATTTTTAAAGGATTATCAACCTTTGCAGTAGAAATGTCAGAGTTGCGAACAATTTTGCGTTTATCTGATAAAAATAGTATGGTATTAGGCGACGAATTATGTTCAGGAACTGAAAGCATAAGTGCTGTTAGTATTTTTGTAGCAGGTATTCAAAAATTATCGGCTGTAGGTTGCTCTTTTATATTCGCTACACACCTACATGAAATAATTGGTTATGATGAAATTACATACTTACATAATGTAGGTATGAAACACATGAGCGTTATTTTTGATAAAGAAAAAGATTGTCTCATTTATAATCGTAAGCTTCAAGATGGACCAGGAAATAATATGTATGGTTTAGAAGTTTGTAAAAGTTTAAATTTACCGCAAGACTTTTTGGATAATGCGCATAATATTCGCATTAAATATCATCCGGAAACTGGAAGTGTTTTAAGTCAAAAAAGCTCACATTTTAATGCAAAACATATTACGGGAGGAATGTGTGAAAATTGTATAATAAATCCAGCAGTAGATGTTCATCATTTAGTATTTCAAAATGAGGCACAACAAAATGGAACAATAAAAAAAAAAGGTCTAATATTTAACAAAAATGATAAGGCAAATTTAATGAATTTATGCAAAAAGTGTCACGATAAAATACATAAAACTAACAAAAAATACAAGAAAACTAAGACAACAAAGGGAACTATTTTAGAAGAAGTATAACTAGACCTTATCAAATTCTAATTACTTTCACTATTACTATTTGTATTAAGAATATATTTCATTGTTTCTTTATAA